CACCAGCGCCGTCCGTCGTCTCACGCCAAAGGAATGCGAGCGCCTTCAGGGCTTCCCTGACGGATACACGGCGATCCCTTGGAAGAAGAAGGCCGCCGAGGAGTGCCCGGATGGCCCCAGGTACAAGGCTCTCGGCAACTCCATGGCTGTGCCGGTCATGCGGTGGATTGGCCACCGGGTTGCTTGTGAGCTTGCCAAGCGGGTTGTCAGTTGAGCAACCAACGATCTACAATCAGCGGATAAGAGAAGGAGAGAAGCCAATGCCCAGCGGGCGCAATTTCTTTCGGACTGACTTCGGCCAGCTGCTGCTGGCGTTCGGCGGCATCGTCATCGCCTCGTTCAGCGGGACGCTGATGGCGGGCGTTCTAATCCTGGCGGTGGTGCGCTGATGGCTGACCTGTATCTGGACAGCATTGAGGTCTGTCGTCGGTTGTCGGCTGCCTGCAAAGCGGCCGGGAGCCAAAAGGTGTGGGCGGAGAAGCACGGGGTCTCCCCATCCTACGTCAGCGATGTGGTGAACGCGCTGCGCCCGCCGGGCCAGTCGATCTTGGATGCGCTCGGGCTGGTGCGGGTTGTGCGCTACCGGGCGAAGCCGGTGACGGCGACGAAAGGGAAGAAGGAGGAAGAAGCATGACTGACATCGTGGAGCGGCTAAAGTTCGGAACGCGAGTTCGGGCGAAGACCCGCACGATATGCGGATGGGAGGGGACGGGTACACACTTATACAACGGAACAATTCTGAAAGACGGCACAAATAGTCGCGCTGATTATGCGGATTTTGAGTTGGCTCGCATGCGCGACCAGACGCCGAACACGGAACATCTTTCGCTGCTGGAGAGGGCCCGAGGATGAGCGACATCGTGGAGGATCTGCGCCTGCTGCAGTCAGGCGCACAATGGGCCTGCGGCCAGACGGCGGCAACGCTGGAGCAGGCTGCCGACGAGATTGAGCGGCTGCGGGCCGAGCTAGATGAAGCGCAGGCAGAAGCGAACGCGGGCAGGCAGGCCGAGCATGACGCGGATGTAGAACGTCGTGCCGTTGAGTCCGAGCGCGACCGGCTGCGGGAGGCGCTACGTGCCGCGCTCCTGGCGCATGACATCGTGGAGGCTGAACATCCAAGCCCAAACAGGCCGGTATGGGTGGAGCCAGCCCGCGCAGCACTCAGCGAGATTTCGTAACCAATCATTCACGATCATTCCTGTTGACTGTGTTAAGCGTAGTCCAATCAGCATTGGACGAACGCCATGGGACACCGAGCCCTGACGGACGACGAACTGAGGTCGATCTATGCGGACGTGGTCGCGCATGGAAAGGCTGCTACAGCTCGCAAGCGGGGGGTGGCAGAGACCACCCTCCGCAACCAGTTCAATCGGGCGTTACAGGTACTCGACCTGCCAGATCTGACGATCCAGGCGATCCCCAACCGTGGTGAAGCGGACGACCTACAAGAGGTCCAATGGGGCGTGGAGAATGGCGTCTTCGCAGTATTCGGGGACTGCCACTGGAGCAACCCCACCCAGGAACGCAGCGTCGCTCACGAGGCCCTGCTTCGCGCATTGCCAAACATCAAGCCGGACTTTCTTCTCTGCACGGGGGACGCTCTGGACTTCGGGGAGATCAGCCGGCACGACCCGGTCGGGTGGCAGCCTCATGTCAAGGTGAAGGAAACGCTCGAGGCTGGTCAGATGCACCTGGCCGAGCTCGCTGCGGCGGTCCCCCAGGCGAAGAAGTTTTGGACGATCGGCAATCACGACGAACGCCACGACAACTACCTGGCCAAGCACGCGGCGGCGTTTGAGGGTGCAGAGGGCATGCTTCTCACCGACAAGTTTCCTGACTGGCGCATGGCCTGGCGGTTCGACTTTGGCGCGTTCTACGCCCTGCACCGTTGGCACAATGGTGAACACGCCGCCTACAACAATGTCATGAAAGGCGCGTCCAGCATGGTCACGGGCGACACGCACAAGCTGCGCGTCACGCCTCGCGAGAACCTGCGGGGCCGCATGTATGGCATTGAGACGGGCATGCTGGCGGATCCGAAGTGGCCGTGTTTCATTTACCTCAAGGGCAAGCCGACTGCCTGGACGCCGGGCTGGGTCGTGCTGACGGTTCGGAACGGGCGCCTGTTGCAGCCCGAGACGTGCGAGGTTCTGGATGGCGTCGCCTATTTTCGGGGCGAGGCTTTGGCGGGCAAGCCGCGAGTGCGCGTTCAAGCAAGGAGAGGATGACATGACCAAGCGTATCAAAACCCCGATGGCCCAGTCTCCGCTGGTCGCCCTGGCCGAGCAGGCTGGGGACGTTGAAGCCGCACACGGTGTTCTGCTGGTGCGGACGCATGACGGTCAGAAGGCCATGTATCCCATGGACGAAAGCGACCCCGACGTGCTGGTGGGGCTGTTGAGCTGGGGCACTGCGATGATCTTCGCGGCCGAAGAGATTGAAGACGAAGATGATGAGGCTTGATCTTGCTCAAGAAGTGGAGAGGCTTCGTGAAGAAAATGCTCGAGTACTATCGGACCTTGCGCAGGTTCATCGCCAGATCATACCGTGGATTGAAAAAGCGTCTCAGCTGACGGCTGATTTGCACTTGGCCAGAGATGCTCTGCCTAAGGAAGCGCATGCTGGGTTCTGCGCGGGCTTCGAGTCCGCGCGGGTTCAGCTTGAGGCGGCGGCGGAGAAGGCCCTGACGGACTACCGATCGGTGATGAAGGCGATGCGCGCGGTGCGGTCGCCGGAGCCGGCGGAGGAGAAGCGAGAGGCGGACGAGCTGCGCGCGGCGCTGCTTGATTGCTCTGACGACCTGGCGGCCGAGATCGAGGCCCGCTACGCGGGGACGCAGGACGTCTATCCGAGCGAGAAGCAGCGCTTCGATCGAGACATGGCCTCGGTCACGACGGCGCGCGAGCTTCTGGGGAGAGGGGACTAGCTCTCTTGAGCTACAGGCAGCGCACGCTCAACTGCCAGGATCGCGTCGGCGCGCGAAACTGAAAACCATTCGCCGTGAATGTGATGAGCCTCAAGGGCAACCATCGCGGCGTGCTCTGCCTTCATTGCCTCATCGTGCGTAGCGCATCGCGCGAAGACTAAACGCATTGGAAATGGGTTTGCGCCTTGCATGGCAGAAAGCCTCTTCGCAGGTAAACCGCTAGTTACCCCGATCTTGCAGGCGTTTCGACATTGTATGACGTAAACCCAAACTGATCCCTTTGCCTTGGCGTGCCCAAGCGACGAAATGCCTCGCTTTGATGGAGGCATTGTTCGATCATAAGCGTAGGTTGGGGGCGCGAACGGCAAAATGCCATTTGTTTTCATGCTTTCAGTGTGAGGGTTCAAGAGCGCGCCGTATATGCAGAGGGTGCGCACATCCTCGAAAAAAAGTTTGGGCGGCCCGGTCAGGCCGCCTCGTAGATCTTGGTCGGGGCGCCCCGCTGCCCCACCCGCTGCAGCCGCACCGCGATCTGGCCGGCGTCGACCAGCGTCTGCATGACCTCCTCCCGCTCCCGTTTCTTCAGCCACTGCGTCGCCCGCGCCAGGTCGGAGCCCGTGATCGAGCCCGCACGCTTCACGATCTGCAGCACCTTCTTGTGCGTGGCCTCGGTCTCGTTGTCCGACACCTGATCGTCGAAGAAGCTCTCGGCGTAGCTGAGCAGCCAGGCAACGAGATCCCGGCTCATGGCGATGATCTCGCTGGTGATGATGGGCCGCACCGGGTCGCGGGCGATCGCCTCGATCATCGCGATCTTCGTCGACAGCTCCGTCGAGCGGACCCAGATGTACCGGCCCTGCCGGCCGCGCTCACGCTCCGTCAGCTTGATCGCCTTCAGCTTCTCGAGCGCATCAGGCTCCCAGGCCACCGAGATCAGGGACACGGCCGATGCCGACAGGTGCTGCTCGCCCGACAAGTTGCCGCCAGGCTTCTTCACCTCCCAGAAGGCCTTCAGCGCGTCCACCAGCGCCGCCGGCGGCGTGCGCGTGCGCTCCACAAAGCGGAACTCGGGGTAGTCCTCGAAGGGCGGCACCAGCAGGATGCGCGACAGCATGCCGTTCTCCGCCATGGCCGGCTTCAGGGCCGGCGCCAGGCTGGAGGGGGTCGTCGAGCCGAAGACGTTGAAGTTCGGGTTCACGAGGTCGACCCGCTCGTTCGCTTTGTTGTCGACGTACTCCTGCCCGTTGTAGATGCCGGACGAGCTCGAGAAGAGCTCCAGCAGCATCTTCACGATGCCGCGCTGGTGCGGGCTCGCGGTCTTCATCGCGACCTGCTCCAGCATCATGCCCAGCTCGTCCATGTGCGAGATCCGGCTGGGGTAGTCCTTCAGCGCGCGCAGCATCGCGGAGCCGGAGGAGAAGCTGTCGCCGCACAGCAGCTTGTCGAGGCCCGAGGCCATGAACAGGCTCTTGATGCACTGGCGGCTGTGGTCCTTGCCCATGCCCGGCTTGGCGATCGCCACCGCGTACAGGTTGGTGCGGGTGTCGGTGAACTCCGTCCGGTAGCGGCGCCCGAACATCGTGCCGAGCGCGACCAGCGTGTTGGCCAGGGCGAAGGTCGGCAGCGGATCCTGGGCCGTGTTCACGATCCACCGGGTGATCTCCCCGACCAGGGAGCGGCTGTCGAACCACGCGTGCGGGAAGGTCTCGCGCGAGCCCGGCGGCAGATCCTTCGCGTTCTTCGCCGGCGGTGCCGGAGGCGGAGGAGGAGGTGGCGGCGGTGCGGCTACCTTGGCGCGCAGCTTGGAGGTGTCGATCGGGTTCTCCGCGATCTCCGCCTTCTCGGCGTTCAGCGCCACGTCGAAGGGCGCGACCCAGCCGTGCTCCATCGCGAGGTGGTAGATCGTGCCTGCCCCGATCCTGCGGGGCGGGCTGCGCCGGTAGCTGGCCCAGCGCTCGCGACAGGCGGCCGCGTCGTACTTCGACGAGGTCGAGGACCAGCCGTCGAACACGTCGAAGCCCTGGCCGCCGGTGGCGGCGAAGATCGCCATGCCGACGCGGTTCCACTCCTCCCAGTGCAGGTCAGGGTTCGGGATAGCCTCCAGCGCCAGCGCGACGGCCTCGGGCGTGCCCTCCAGCACGGGATTGGCCATCGGGGCGCCGGCGGCCGGCCCCTGCTCCAGCGTCCTGGTCATGTCCGGCGGCAGGATCTCGCGGACGCGCCGCAGAACCTCCTCCAGCTGCTCGGGCGTGCAGGTCGGAAGATCCTCGAGGGGGATGTCCGCCAGGTGTTCGATCGGCCACGCGTAGGGCTTCTGCGTGTCGGGATGCGTGGCGTAGGCCACAAACTGCTGACCCTCGCCGAGCACCTCCAGGGGGCCAACGCGGCGCTTGCGCATGCGGCCGCCGACGGCGCGGTAGTTCAGCATCATTTTCGGCGCCCGGCCGACGCGCACGGCTGGCGTCTCGCCCAGCACGCTGACGATGCAGGAGCGCAGGCGGAAGGACAGCTCCTCGTCGAGCGTGTCGATGTCGAAGCCGATGGTGTCGCCGCACATGATGCCAATGCCGGCGCCAGGCCACCGCTTCCAGAGGTTCACCTGATAGGCGTTCGCGGGCTGGTCGAGGTAGCGCTCCCACGACTGCATGTTCCGCCAGCCAGCGGAGGAGGACCAGACGCCGGGCTTCTTCGTGCCCGGCATGATGGGGATGATCGAGTAGCCATTGTCGATCAGACGCTCGCCATGGAGCGCGAAATAGTTGGGGCTGTCGGACATCAGAGGGGTGCCACCGTCACGATCAAACAGGGCTGCTGGGAATAGACCTTGCGGGCGATGATCTCGACGACCTGCGCGTCGTCGCGGAAGACCACCGTGTTCAGCGCGTCGAGCGCTGCCTTCACGGTGTTGTCGAGGTCGGGGCGCTTCATTGGGTAGGCGCGCTGCGCGAGCGCATCGGCGACGAACCGCTTCGAGGCGGAGCGCGGGATCCCAAATTGGGCTTCGACCTCGATGCGGACGGGGCCCTCGAAGGGGAGGACGCCGGCGTCGGCCATCGCCGTCTGCGCTTCGTGGCGGATCATCGCCTCGTACATGCGCGTCTTCGGCGGTGTGAAGGCGACGGCGCGGCCATTGGCCAGCCGGCCGATGCGGGCGCGGCCCTTGGCCTGGGGCTCGCCGGCGATCTTGATGACGAGCAGCTGCATCGGCAGGGTCATGTGAAGTCCCACGCTCTTAGGCCGAGGCCGGTGTGCTCATTCAGCGCTTCCAGCGATGCCGGGGATGGCACGACGCTCGCGCGCAGCCATTGATGCATGGAGGTGTGATGGACGCCGATCGCGCTGGCGGTAGCGGAGGCCGTGACGCCTTGGCTTTGCATCCACCGTATGAGGGCGGCGGAGCCCTTGGGTAGGTGATCCGTTTCTGCCCAAATGGTCACAGGAACGTGACCGTCTGTATGCTGCTCAATCAGCAGCGCCAGGCGCGGGTGAGGGGTGCGATTGCCGCGCACCCAGCGCCAGACCGCAGCGCGGGAGACCCCGATTTCCTCGGCGAAGTCCGCGTAGGTTCGCTCATTCCGAGCGAGCCAGTCCTTCAGGTTCATTCCGCTTACCCTCGCATATCGGTGCTCAAGGCGTTGAAAATACGTCCACGCCCGTCTACCGGCGACGCGGACATCCTGGTGTGGCGTGGAAGATGGGCGCCAGGCCCAGTCGCTGTCAATACGTCAACAGGGGTGTTGACAGGTCGGCAACGCGGTGCCTATGTTCGGGACGTGACGCGCCACGAAGCGCACCACAACCTGAACCTGAACCGGAACCGAGACCATGATCAAGAACCGCACCCTCGCCGACGTCGCCTCCGACCTGATGGCCGCCCGGGCGCTCGAGAAGAGCGCCACCGAACAGCGCATTGAGATCGAGGAAGAGCTGATCGCTCTGCTCGGCGCAAAGGCCGAAGGCGCTGACACCCACAACATCGGCCCCTACAAGGTCGTGATCACCGGCAAGCTGACCCGCAAGCTGGACCTGAAGCGCTACGACCAGATCGTCGATCGCATCCCCGAGGCTCTCCGCCCGGTGAAGATCAAGCGCGAGCTGGACGCGACCGGCATCAAGTACCTCGCGAACAACGAGCCCGACATCTACGCGATCATCGCCAACTCCGGCGCTCTGACGGTCGAGCCCGCGAAGACGAGCGTCACCATCATCCGGACGGAGGACTAAATCCATGGCCATCAGCCTGAACTCGCTGCGCCGCACTGGCGTAGCCCGACCGCCTCGCATCGTGCTCTACGGCACGGCCGGCATCGGCAAGACCACCTTTGCGGCGGGCGCCGATGCGCCCGTTTTCATCCCGACCGAGGAGGGCCTGGACGCGATCCAGGCGGACGCGTTCCCGCTCTGCAAGACCTTTGAGGATGTCATTGACTGCATCGCGGTCCTGATCAGCGAGGAGCACAAGTTTCGCACGGTCGTGCTTGACAGCGCCGACTGGACCGAGCGCCTCGTTCATGGCCGCGTCGCGGCCGACAACAACGTCGCCAGCATCGACGCGATCGGCTACGGCAAGGGCTACAAGGCCGCCGTCGACTACTGGCGCCAGATCCTCGACGGCCTGGACGTGCTCCGCAACGAGAAGGGCATGCAGGTGATCCTGCTCGCTCACTCACAGATCAAGCGCTTCGACGACCCGCTGGCCGACCCTTACGACCGCTACCAGCTCGACCTGCACTCGGCGGTGGCGAGCGTCGTCACCGAGTGGTGCGACGTGCTGCTGTTCGCCAACCAGCGGTACAGCACGGTGAAGTCGGAGGTCGGCTTCAACCAGAAGGTCACGCGGGCGGTCGGGAACGGCGATCGCGTGATCTACACGCAGGAGCGGCCGGGCTGGCACGCGAAGTCTCGCTGGTCACTGCCCGACACCCTGCCCCTCGACTACTCGAAGTTCTCCGCGTCCCTGATGGACGCGATGACGAACATCCAATCCGAAGCCTGAACCCCAGAAAGGAACGCACACAATGGCACGCCTTGGCTTTACCTTTGATAGCTCCAATCAGCAGGGCCAGGACACGAACGATGTCCTCCCCGCCGGCGACTACCTGATGCAGGTCGTCCAGTCCGAGGTCCGCGCGACCAAGGACGGCAGCGGCCAGTACGTCTGGCTCGAGTTCGACATCCTCGATGGCGAGCACCAGGGCCGGAAGTACTGGGAACGCCTGAACATCTGGAACGCGAACCCGATGGCGGCGGAGATCGCCAACCGCGCGCTGACCTCGCTCACGCGGTCCTGCGGCATGGTGGCGATCGAGGACACCGAGGATCTGCACTTCAAGCCCATCAAGGTCCGCATGGGCGTCAGCAAGCGCAAGGACACGGGCGAGCTGCAGAACCGTGCGACTTACTTGCAGCTGCATGAAGGGGGCGCCCCCCAGGCCCGTGGTCCGGCTCCCGCCCCGGCGGCTGGCCGCCCGGCTCCGGCCGCGTCCGCCGGCGCTAAGACGCCGCCCTGGGCCGCCCACCGCAAGTGATCTGAACGGGCGGGGCTTCGGCCCCGCCCACCCCTCTCGCGAGCGCAGGACCATGGCACCCCTTCCGCCCATCCCCCTCACGACCGTCGGCGCGATCTACGCAGCCTACGAGGCCGAGCGCGAAGACCACCGGCGCGGTCACCTTGGCGCGTCCCTGATCGGCGGCGAGTGCGATCGCGCTCTCTGGCTCTCGTTCCGCTGGGCCTCGACGCCACAATTTGACGGCCGCATGCTGCGGCTGTTCCAGACTGGCCACATGGCCGAGGCGCGCTTCGTCGCCGACCTCCGCCGTATCGGCGTGACGGTGCATGAGACCGACCCCGAGACCGGCCGCCAGATCTCCGTCTCCGCTGCCGGCGGGCACTTCTCGGGCTCCCTGGATGGCGCCGCGATCGGGATCCCCGAGGCGCCGAAGACCTGGCACGCCCTCGAGTTCAAGACGCATAACGTCAAGTCTTTTGCCAAGCTGAAGGCGGATGGCGTCCGGAAGGCGAAGCCGCAACACTGGGCCCAGATGCAGGTCTACATGCACCTGACCGGCATGACGCGCGCGCTCTACCTCGCGGTCTGCAAAGACACCGACGAGCTGTATGGCGAGCGGGTCGAGCACGACGAGGCCGAGAGCCTGAAGCTGGTCGCGAAGGGCCAGCGCATCGTGCAGGCGGCTCGGCCCCCCGAGCGGATCTCGGCCGACCCTGCCTGGTTCCTGTGCCGCTATTGCGACCACCGGGCCACCTGCCAGGCCAAAGCGCTGCCCGACGTGAGCTGCCGCACCTGCGCGTGGTCGACGCCGGTGGAGGACGGCACCTGGGTCTGCGACAGGCACGAGAAGATCCTGTCGATCGGCGACCAGAAGGCCGCTTGCGGGGACCACCGCTACATCCCGGATCTCGTGGCCGGGGTGCAGGTCGACGCCGGCGAGGGGGGAGAGTGGATCTCCTACGCCATGCACGACGGGACAACCTGGACGGACGGGCGCGACGCGAAGCCGGAGCCGACGCCATGATCCAGCTGCGGCCCTACCAGACCGAGGCGATCGAGGCCGTCTTCGGGTGGTGGGAAGAGCGTCCCGGCAATGCGCTGATCGTGCTGCCGACGGGGACCGGCAAGTCGCTGGTGCTGGCCGACACCTGCCGCCGCTGCCTGGAGTGGCCCGGCACGCGCGTCCTGGTGCTGACGCATGTCCGCGAGCTGATCCGCCAGAATGCCGAGGAGCTGCTCCGCCTCTGGCCGGAAGCGCCGATCGGCATCAATTCCGCCGGCCTGGGGAAGCGGGACTACCGGTCGCAGATCGTGTTCGCCGGCATCCAGTCCGTTCACGATCACGCGACCCGCTTCGGCAAGGTCGACATCGTGCTGGTCGACGAGGCGCATCTGATCCCGCGCACCTCAAGCACGATGTACCGGAAGTTCCTGCGCGAACTGGAGATCATCAACCCCTACCTGAAGGTGGTCGGCCTGACGGCGACGCCGTACCGGCTGGACAGCGGCCGGCTGGACCAGGGTGAGGGCGCGATCTTCGACGGCATTGCCTACGAGTACGCCATGCGACGGGCGGTGGAAGAGGGCTATCTCTCACCGCTGATATCGAAGGCGACTGAGACGAAGCTGGACGTGACCGGCGTTGGCACGCGGGGCGGCGAGTTCATCGCGGGGGCGCTGGAGCGGGCGGTGGACATTGAGGCGATCAACCGGGCCGTCGTCGACGAGACCATCGCCTTCGGGCAGGACCGCAAGGCGTGGCTGTTCTTCTGCGCTGGCGTCCAGCATGCGCAGCACATCCGGGATCTCGTCCGAGCCCGGGGCTACACCTGCGAGAACATCTTCGGCGACACGCCGAAGGCCGAGCGCGATCTGATCGTCGCCGACTTCAAGGCGGGCAAGATCCGGGCGCTGGCGAGCATGGGCGTGCTGACGACCGGCTTTAACGCGCCGGCGGTGGACCTGATCGCGCTCGTCAGGCCGACGCAATCACCGGGGCTCTACGTCCAGATTGCCGGTCGAGGAAGCCGCCTGGCGCCTGGGAAGGAGAACTGTCTGGTTCTGGATTTCGCTCGGAACATCGAGCGCCACGGGCCGGTGGATCTCATCAACCCGCGCAAGCCGAAGCGCAGCGACGAGGAGGGCCAGGCGCCGGTGAAGACCTGTCCGGCCTGCGAGTGCTTCGTCCCGATCTCGGTGCGCGAATGCCAGGAGTGCGGTCACGAGTTCCCGCCTCCCCCGCCGCCGAAGATCGAGCGCACGGCGTCCACGCTGGCGATCCTGTCCAACGGCAAGCCGCAATGGACCCGAGTGTCGTCGGTCACCTACCACGAGCACCGCAAGGCTTCGGATCCTGATGCGCCGCCGACCCTGCGCGTCGAGTACCGCTGCGGGATGGTCACGCATCGCGAATGGGTCGCACTGGAGCACAAGGGGTATGCCCGGCAGAAAGCGGCGTCGTGGTGGGTCGGTGTCGGGGGCCGAGCCCCTGTTCCAAACAGTGTCGCCGAGGCCCTTGGGCGGGTCGGAGAGCTCCCTACCATTGAGGAAGTTCAGCTCCGCGATGCTGGGCGACACGCCGAGATTGTGGGGCGTCGGGCTATGCGCTCGGTGCCTGCGTGAGGCGCGGGGGTTCGGGTTTAGCCCGGGCCTCGCGAAGCTGAAGGGAAACGACGTCGGGCTGTGCTCGCGTCATTGTCAGGAGAGATACATGGTTGACCCCACCCCGAACGAGAAGGCGGCCCTTGGCGAGGCTGCTGGAGCTGCTGGGCGGCACATTGAGGTCGTCGGCAAGACCGACTTTATGGATTGGACCGAGGAAGAGTTCGACGGGCTGATCGAGGCCGCCGTCACGGCGTTCGTGGAGAAGCTGAAGGCCCTCGTGGCGAAGGACAAGGAGATCCCGTTCTGATGATGCTGCAGCTGGACCCGCCGATGCCGCTGGAGACCCCGCGCGGCAAGGCGATGGCGCACGTTTTAATTGATCCGGGAATTGAGCATCACCTGCTCTGGGTCTGCTTTCAGGACGAGACGGGCGAGTGCTGGACCTGGGCCAACCCCGACGTGCGGGCCCAGGCCAACCCGAGCATGGGCCGGCCGACGGTTGAGAAGCCCACGAAAGACGGAGCGCGATAGATGCCTCAGACACATCTTCGGCAGCTGGCGAAGCCGCCCTCGAGCCACATCACGATCCCCCGCAAGGGGGCGCCGGCGCTGAAGCTGTGGTGGCCGGCATGCCAACCCATGCCGGACCACCTGTGGCTTTTCATTCCCGTCGGAGCGCGGGAACTCATTCCCCGCTCCGAGTGGCCTCCGACAGCCCCAGAGTGGCAAGGACTGCCGGCAATCCGGCCGGCCCGTAACGTCGAATATGTTCACGGAGGCCCCGAAGTCCCGAGGTGGCAACGATCCTGAGCATCGCCTCGTAGTCGGGGCGGTCGCCCAGGCCGCCGAACTCTCGCAAGCGTTGCAGGTTCTGAGCCGCCTTCTGTCGCGCCGAGGGGCTGTCCAGCAGCCTCTCAAGCGCACCAGGAGGCATTTCATTGATGACGCGCATGGCCTCCTGAGTGGCCATGCCTCGCCCGGCGTTCTCAGCAGCATACAGCCGCCGCTCGCCGCCGAGGTCGACGTAGTCTCCATCGTTTCGGCCGCGCGTCACGCGGGCGCCTGGGATCGCCTGTTGGATCTCGGGGGCCACGCGCGCCATGCGTTGCCCAGCCTGACGGTTTTGGGTGTCCCCGAAGTCGAGAAGGTTCGCGCCATAGCGCGCGTTCGACATCACCAAGCTTTCACGGTCTGCGATCGCCGCCAGCGCAGCCGCCTGTTCTTGCGTGAGGGGAGCGTTGCCCTCCACTCGCAGGCTGGTGTGCTGCCCACGCCCACGCCCGACATTGTCGGTTCCGGCCGCCTGAATGTAAGACCAAGGCGTGCCTTCCTGAGCGTCCAGCAGGCCGCGCACTGCCTGCATGCCGGTCAGCGTGCGACCAGTCTCCGGCTCAACGCCGCGCATGCCGGAGCCGATGGAGACGTTGGGGGCGATGACCGTCGAAACGTCGACAGGGTTGTACTCAACCTCGCCCCTGCTGTTCCGGTAGACGCCCGGCTCGCGAGACATATACCGGTTCATCAGCCCAAGATCCTGCGCGAGCGCGTCGTTGCCCGTTGCGCTCCGCCAGGTCGCGCGGTCGGTGAACGCGCGCCGCAGCGCGCCGCCCTCGGGGGTGTTCTCCAGCATGCGCGGCAAGATGCCGGTCATCTGGCCCGGCACCTGCTCGTGCGGAAGCGAGGCGGAATAGTTGCCAGCGTAGTCGGGGTAGGTTCGGTTCATGCGCCGAACCGCCTCTTCGTAGGGAATGCCAAGGCGAGCGGCCATGTCGCGCGCACCCTTCACCACCCATGCCAGCTCTTGGATGTTGGCTGCCGACAAGGGGTTGTCGCCGCCGAGGCGAGCGCGGTTGGCGCGATCGACCGCCAGCACAGTTTCGTAGTCCATGAAGGTGTGCATGCTCGGCGTGATGCTGCCGCTGAACGCGCCTTCGCTTCCATCTGGGTTCCGATAGCCGAAAGCGCGGGCCATCCAGGTGTCGTTCGTGCCCGTCGGAGCGTAGGGCGCGCTCGGGTCGATCTGCTGGGCGTAGACGCCGGTCTTCCTGCCGAGGCGCATGTTCGGGACGTCGTCGATGCGCGTGTCTTCTTCAGGGAAGAAGCGGCTGTTGTGCCCCATGCCGACAGCGTCTTCCTCGCCACGCACAACGCGCCCGAGCCTGGTTGCGGGATCGCTCTCCATCGCTGCGCGGGCTTCATTGTAGCGGGCCGCTTGCGCTCCTGTGCGAACCAGGGCGCGCGGGTCGCCGCGCTCGTAGGCGTTGAGCGCCTGAGCCTGGAAGTTCAGATTGGTGTCAGGCGATGCCTGTGGGGAGAAGAGGCCTAGACCCTGCGAGATGTGCCGCTCGCGCGTTGGGTCGCCGCCGGCGATTTCGCGGGTGAAGTCGCGGCTGCGCTCATACCAACCACGATACGGCACCCCTTCCTCGATCATCTGATCAAGCTCTGCGCGCATCCGGGCCAGGTCTTCTGGTGTCCTAATCCAATCAGGCGCGGCGACGTAGCTACCATCCGGTCGGCGGATGATATGAGGCTCCAACCTGGCCGTAACAGCCGCGTCTTCTGCCGACATGCGCCGAAGGTTGGGGGCGGCTGCAATGCCGCGCGTGCCACCTCCAATGCCGACGTCAGTTCCCTCGTTGACCAGCTCGGTGCCGGCAGCACGGGGAGCCTCCTCCCCCTTTCCGGCGGCACGCCTGGCCGCAGTCAGCCCGCCCTCCGTCGCCTCGCCGCCCTCCGGCACCAGCCGCTCGGCGAGCGCCCGCGCAACCTTCATCACCGCGCCGCCTCGGCTGTAGCCGCCGATCGCCGCAGCGCGGCGGGCGCCCTCGGGCGCCATGCGCTTGCCCATCTCCTCGATGATCGCCTCGACGATCGGGCTCATCTTGGGTTCTTTCACTCGACCACCCTTCGCAAAGCCGGTGTTGTCGGGCGGGCCAGGGGGCGGGATGGTCACGGTAGGCTCGCGGCGAGGCGGCTTCGGCATGTTGTCGACGGCAGTCGATGCGGCGCGGAGCCCCTTCAAGATCTCTGGGCCAGTCGGCCCCGCCAGCAACGCGTTGATGCGCGCTGGGTCGTTCGACGACATGATCTCGCCGATTTCGCGCATAACTTTTTCGCTCACGCTGGCGCGACCGCGCGACAAGAGGCCGACAACCAGAGCGCCCAGGCTGCCGCCCAGCGCCAATCCAGTTACGGGATCGCCGGCGGAAAAAGCCCCCGCAGCACCGCCACCGACAACGCCAATGCCTATGTCTCGAGCCTGCCGGATGCTGCTCGAGTTGCCAGTCACCGCCGTGTACAGCCGGTTCATAATCTGCTCGCGGCGAGCGAAGCCCTCCAGCTGACGCAACTCGTCGGGCGGGAAGACCAACTCCAGCTTCTTCCGGTCGACGCCGTCGAACATCTTCACGACGTCGCGGCCTTTGGGTGCCGTTCGCAAGGTGTGCGCAAGCTCAGACGCAAAGCCTCGGCGGAACATTTCCCGCTCGGGCTCGCTCATACCTTGGAAGGCCTTCTGAGCTTCGGTCAGCTGAATGCCTTGCCTCTGGCGGAGGAAAAGTTGGCCAGCCTCGCCCGCGTCCTCCGCCCCAAAGAACTGACGCGCCATGCCGCGTGCCTGCCCGAACTCCGGCACGGTCGCATCAAGTTCCTTATTCAGAAGGCGCCGAAGATCTTCCAACTCGCGAGCATCGTCGCTGCCGCGAGGCGCGGCCTGAGCCATGCCTCGCAGGTTTCGCTGAACGTGATCCCAGAACTGCAGGTTCGGCTGGATCTGACCGCCATCCGGTGTCGTTGCCCAGGTCATGTTCCCCTGGTCATCAAAGCGGAAAGGATTGCGGACAACCTGAGCGCCCTCGGTCACCGCTCGATTTGCAGCCTTCCTTTCAACGGCGCGGATCGCGGCCTGAACGTCAGGCGAAGTAGCAATTCGCTGAAGCTCAGGGGTCCACAATTCGGCATTCTCGCCCGCTCGATAAGCTGCATCGTATCGCGGACGGTTGGCCAACCTTGCCGCCGTCTCCAGGCTGTCGTTAACGGCGGTCATGTTTAGGTTGCCGCCAAACAAGCCATTGATGAACTCGCCGAAGCGGCCCCTCTGATCTTCGTACCGGCCAGTAGTCGCGCCGCGCAGGGCTGCTTCAGCGTCCGGCGACACGTTGGCTGCGGCGCGTCCGAGGCGAGTTGTGCTGGTGGCGCCGAGGTCGCCCACAACAATGTCCTGGCCTGCCGCGCGGGCGGCGGCGATGTCTTCCGGCGAAAGCACATCCTGAACGCCTCGCGCGCGATCAGCCATGATCGCCTGCCGCACCTGGCGCTCGGCCATGCTGCCCGGCGCCACGGCGCCGTAGATCGTGTTCACGACCGGACGCCCGGCCATCAGAAGGGCTGCGGGCGCGATCGCGCCGATACCCGCGCCGAGCGCCGCGTTCGTCGCGCGCTCCTCAATGCTGTTCCCCTGCGTAGCGCCAGCCACGCCGCCTGCGGTGGCGCCGAGACCCGCGCGCCCAAGGCCTGAACCGGCCGCTCGGAAGGCGCCCGTGAATGCAGCCGGGGCGACAGCACCGATGCCGCCCTCGATCGCCGCGCCTTGCAGCCGGTCCTCCATGCCCTCGCCGCGCCCGAAGCCGGAGATCGCGCCAGTGCCGGCGCCAAAGGCAGTCGCGGTCTTCAAGCCTCGCGCGAGAGATCCCGCCGGAACGACGACAGAGCCTGCGATGTTCGCGCCCGTATAGGTGGCAGGAAACTGCTCTTCGGCCGCCTTATCCTGCGCGCGCTCGATATCGCGAGCGGGAGCGTAGGCTTCGGTCGCGCGGCTTCCGAAGGTTTGCGGAAAGAACCGCTCGGCTGCCATACGAGCGCCGCCGATGTTCGCGGCCAGGGCGGACGCCACCGGAACTCGAGCAATGGCACGCTGCGCGTCTTGTGGTAGGCCTGCCAATCCAGCAGCGCGGAGGCCGGCAGTTTCGTCGTTGAGGTTCAGCATCGCGCCAGAAGTGAGGCCCTGAACCAGCGCTCGCCCCTGCGTCATGTCGCGACGAGCGGCAAGGCGAAGCAGCTGCTCGTCGGACATTTCCGCCAGCGACGGGGCCGCAGGCTGCGGGGGCTGATTGCGCGAACGAGCAAGCTCCAGCAGTTGCTCGTTAGAGAGCGTCGTGAGATCGGTCACTGGATCAGCCCCCTCTGCCGCAGCTCTGCGTCTAGTGCCTCGTTGGTGACCCCAGGCGGAAGGGCGGGGGCTTGCGCACCGCCGCCACCCTGCTGGCTCTGCCGCTCGGTGCGCTCCGATTCCATCCGGTTGAACCGGGTGAAGGGGCTCGGCAGTTCGCTTAGGCGAGCAACGGCCGCCTGACGCGAAATCTCGCCGTTCGCGGCAGCCGAGGCAATCTGGGCGCGAGCAATGTTGTACTCGGCCACAGACTTCAGGGTGTTCGAAATCATCGCGCGGCCTTCGGGGGTGCCAATCAGGCGAGGCAGCGACTGCTCAAAGTTGCGAGCATCGAAGTCAGACACGGCGCCCGGCATGCCCTGGCGCTGCGCCGGGATCAGCTGCTTGAGCAGCGCATTGGCGGTTTCGATGTAGGTGGCGCGCGGCCCGAAGCCGACGCGCGCGGCCTGCTGCTCGAACCAGCCGGGAATGCCGCTTCGCAGGTCGGCGCTGACCTGATCAAACATCTGGAGGCGATCCATCAGCTGGCGCGCCTCTGCGCCGCCAGAAGCCAGCTCGCCGAAGGTGCGCGCCTGCTGTGTCGCGCTCTCTTCAGAGAAGCGGCGATTGGCCGCGTTCGCGGCGTTCTGCTGGCGCACGTCTTCCTCGGCCTGCTCGCGAGCTCTGGCGATGTCGGCCTGCCCTTCGGGGCTCTCGCGCACAATTGTCCGCGCGCGCTCCACCAGCTGCCGGCCCTGGGGGCCGGCGTACCGGCTTGGGTTGGCGGCGGCGTCCGCAAGCAGGCGCTGGGCACCGGCTACCAGAGGGTCGCTCGACTGGGTAGACGCAGGGGCCGGCGCAGCGGCGGCGGGGGGCGACGGCGCAGGTTGCGGGGGCGGAGGGGGTGCGGCGCCCGGCGTCTGACCGCGCGCCCGCTCGAGCGCTGCGGCAACCGCAGGGCTATCTTCAGACATCCCCAGCGGCGGCAAAGGCGTCTGCGTGATCTGCGGCTGCGGGCCAACCGGGGAGGCCGACGGCATCGGGCCGCTCGCGCCCGGGACCGTGAGCTGCGTGCGCGTCTGGGGGACGCCGCTCTGCGCGGGCTCACCTCGAAGCAGAGGGAGGTCGGCCATCGCGCCATAGGCGCCCGCGAGCTGCGTCGGAAACTGCAGCGCCTGGCCGGTCAGGGCAGCCCTCTGCTGGGCAGCTTGCATGCCAAGGTTCGCCGTCGCGGCCTGGAGCTGCTGGATCCGCATCGCGCGGTCCAGCTCGCTTTGGCGCTGCTGCTGGAGAGCGCCGGAGTAGCTCTCCGCGCCCGCGCCCAGGCTTTCAGCAAACGATCCCGCGCGCGTCGGGCGCAGCAGGGCGGAAGCGAGTTGCAGCATCGGGCTTGGCCCGGTGCCGCGCTGGCTGTTCAGAAACTGCATCAGCGCGTTGTTCGCAGCGCGCCCCTGCTCAAGGCTTTCGTCCACCGAGCGGCGAGCCGCCTCGTTCTCGGCGTAGAAATTGCGCTCCAAATCCGCGATGCGCGCTTGCGTGAGGCCGCCGGCGGGGTCGTTCTCAGCCATTCCGATGTCTCCCGGGTCAGCTGGTGCGCAGGGCGTTCGCGAGTGTCAGGCCGCCCAAGATCTGCGAGAGGCCCGACGGCTGATAGATCGACGCAGGGCCCGTCGAGACCGTGTTCGTCGTCTGCGAGTAGGGCTGGCCACGCACAAGGTTCGACAGAAACCCGAGCTGCGACTTCGGGTAGTCCCGCTGCGCCACGAAGTCCTGGTAGGCCACGTCCAGGTTCCGCTGATTGAGCGCCTGCTGCTGCTGACCAATCGCCTCAAGCGCCGCAGTGTCGGTGTAACCCATCTGCTGGCCCGAGCGCGCAAGCGCGCCAAGCTGCTGACCGGCGCTAATCAGGTTCTGATTGCTCGCGTTCTGCAGGTTGCCCTGCGCCTGGCCAAGCTGCCCGAGGTTCTGCTGCTGCTGCAGGCCGAGGTTGCCGATCGTCTGGCCAATCTGGCCCTGGCGCCTCATGTCTTCCTGAGCCGCTGTCAGCGCGCCCTGGTAGCCCTTGTTCATCAGGTCGCTCTGAGCCGCCAGGGCGCTCTCCTGCACGTCCCGCAGCGCCTGGCCGGTGGCTTCTTGCATGCGGCTAGAGCCGAACTGCCCGGCGCGCACGAAGGTGTCGCTCACCTGCGGCATCAGCTTCTCGCGAAGCTGCCGGGCCGCCAGATCGCCGACGCGGTTCACGACGGCTTCCTGATAGGGGTTCATGTACTGGTCGACAACGCCGGGCGCCGTCTGCCCAGCATCGGTGAGGTACGGCATTGCGCTGGCCATCGGCGACATGCCGATGGCTTGGGTTAGGGTCGGGTTGGCAGCCTGGAACCCCGAGGTCTGGGTCGATTGGCCAATGGCGCCGATGCCCTGGTTCAGAGCCGGCGTGAAGGCGCCCTGCTGGGCGCGGGTTGCGGCGAAAGCGTCGCGCTGACCAGAGGCAAAGTCAGCGATGCGTGGGCCACCGTATGGCTGATAGGCCTCGGCGGCGACCGCATTGCCCTTCGCCAACAGGCCCTGCGTGTAGTCGGAGAGCCACTGCGGGATGTTCGCGGTGGTCGTGCCGTAATTGGTGACCGAAGGCGGCGGGCTACCGTTAAAGAGGAAGTCGGTGATGCTCATTGGCTTACCTCGCCCCGTGGAGGTAGCGCGCTGGATCCTTCGCGTCGGGGCTCATGCGCCCACGAGCGAGGCCGCCCGCCTTGTGCTTGCGGATCTGCTGACGCATCTGATCGAGCTTCTTCGCGCCGGCGTCGGACGACCCGTCACCCAGCATGGAGACAGTCTCGGCGTCGAAGACGTACTCGCCATCCGACAGCAGCGCCGGGATGCGGTCCTCGCGGCCGTGGCCCTGGCCCTTCACATAGCGACCCTGAGCAGCGCGCATTAGGCCGCCCATCGCGGCCGGCGTGCGCGGCATCTCGGGCAGCTCGTTCTCCTCGTAGAAGTCCTGCTCGCCGCCGGCCATCGCGTAGCGGGTTAGATCCGTCGGCAGCTGGCGACGGGTGCGTCTGAACTCAACCTCAGGAAGGCGGGCGGTCATGTTCGGGTCGTTCTGCTGCGGAGGCGGAGCGGAGCCCGACGAGCCTCGGGCATTGGTTGCGCCTAGAAGGGCGTTGCCGACCATGCCGAGCGCCGCAAGCTGGCCCACCCGGTTCAGCATCGAGCTGCCACCGGCAGCGGCGCCTCCTGCTCCGCCAGCTGCCGCTCCGCCGGCTCCGCCGGCCGCGCCGGCGCCCCCGACCGCAAGCTCGGGGGGCACGGGCGGACCCATTGGGCCGTTGATGAGGTTATTGATCGTGGGAGCAAGTCCGTTCTCGCCGAGGCCGGACAGGATCCCACCCGAAAAGATCCCGCCGCCCTCAGTTGCCGGGCCGGTGAGGCCCATGGTGGGCAGCGCGTAGCCCGCAAGGCCGCCCGTCAGCGCGCCCGTCAGAGCGCCCTTGCCCCCGCCGGTCAGGCCGCCCAGGCCAGCGCCGATGAGGCCGCTGCCGACCGTCGAGGCCGCCGTGCCCGTCAGCCCCAGGCCAGCGCCCAGCGCAGTCCCAAGGCCCGGCGCGATAAGGCTCAGACCCACAGTCGCAGCCGGCGCGGCCCATTCCTTGAACCACTTCTGCTTCCAGAAGGGCTTGAAGGCGTACATGCCCGTCTCGGGGTTTCGCTCGGGAGGGCCGAAGTGCCGGACCATCTCCTCGAACTCGGCCTTGTTGACGTGGACGATCATGCTGTCGCCGCCCTCACCCGCCCCAGCGACCTTCTTGGCCGCCTTGGCGAGCCCGCCCCTAGCGTAAGGGGTCGCGCCAGGCCGGCTCATGTCGACCATGACCGGCATGTAGCTCACGCGCTCGTAAGAGACTGCTTTTCCGTTCATGTCATACCTCGGCGCGCGCCATCTGAACGAACCTCTCGGCCCAGTCTCGCCAGTCATCGAACAAGTCGGGAACCGGCGGAACCGTGACCGCAATCTTGGGCATAGCTATGACACGGTTGGCCCAGTCTTTCCAGCTTTCCGGCTCGTCAAGCCGGGAAACAGTTCCGTATCTTTCAAGGGTCAGAGCCATCATGTCTGTCCACTCGGTGACGCTCATGTTCCAGGTCGGCAGAATCACGACAAGATCCTCCCGTCCGCCTGCTCGAGGTGAGCGATGACCTGACCCATCTGGTAGTCCCCACCAACGGCATTGCTCTCAAAAATCAAGCGCATCTCTCGACGCGCCTCCTTCAAGAACACGACCTGCTCCGACGGATCATTCGCCACCGCCGGGAAGGTCTTGGCCTCGCCAGTCACCAGAGGGGAGCGAGCGTTATACCGACCAGTCACCCGGACCGTCATGTTCTCGCGCTGCACGAAGTCTGGCTCGATGATCGAAATGCGAACCGACTTGTTCACCGCGTCCTTCGGCAGAGCCGGCAGCGCTATGTCCCCCGTCTCGAAATAGGACCGCACGGGGTTGATGATCTGGCCGTCAATCTCATCGACGCCGTCCTCGTGCTGCCAGAGGATCTGCGTGGCCGTGATGGAGGACGATCCGACCATCAGAGGCTTCGCGCTCACGTTCACGAAGATGCCGCCCGATCGGCCCGCATTCGGCAGAGCCGTGTCGTACCAAGTCTGCTCGCGCACGTTGTAGATCACCGCGTGCGTGCATTCCGTCGCGTTGCCGAAGGGGAAGCACCACCAGATCTCGCCATATTTTGGCACCGCCATGGCGAAGACCTTCTGGCGCTGGGCGAAGTTCAGGTTGTCGAAGAACCAGTTCAGGTTCAGCGTGTTCGGCACCTCACGCACGACGCCGTTGAACATCAGGAAGCGATCGACGCCGGCCCAGAAGTAAATGCCGTCATACTCGATCACGCCTTGGCTCGACAGGATCGAGCTGGTGGCGCTGACGGTGTCGAACTGGAACACCGGCCCGCCGCCCACGAAAGTGGCGCGGATGACGCTGTCAAGAGACCAGAAGAGACCGGAGGGCGAGTTGCCCGGGCCAGCGCGGAGCGGCAGCCCCTTCACGATCTTCTGGCCGGTGATGTAGCCGTCGCCAGAGCCGGCACCTGCCCAGTCGTTCGGATTGCCAGGCACCGACCAGGCGACATACCCATCAGTGCCGTAGGCAAAGACGTAAGGGTGCAGCACCACAATTCCGCCAGAGACTGACGGGGCGCTCCCGCCCGCAGCCGCGAACGCGCCGGATCCGGTGATGTCGCCGAGGTAGATCGGCCGGTTGGTTGTCTCGTCCTGGTTCACGAGGTTCCGGCCCGCGTGCGCGACCAGCGTCTGGCCGCCCGTCACGGTGTCGAACAGCACGTCGAACTGCCACAAGTTGGCGGCATTCGACACGAAGCCGGCGGGGCTGCGGTCCACAACAGGCGAAGAGACGGCCTGCGCGTCGACAATCACCTGCTCAAGACGCCCCTCTTCGCCGACGTGGACGTAGGTCTGGCCGTTCTCAGAAAAGGCGTGCATGCCGCGCGCAAGATTGGCAAGCTGGTTGGTCGCCCGGCGGAAGCCGCCCATCTTGCGCGGGTAGCCGCGCTGAAAGCGGCACCACTGCCCGTCGACGTAGTTATCGCCCTGGAAGACGGTGCCGTCTCGCTTGATCCCCGGCGTCGATCGAATGATGGTAGGCGGCATCAGAAGGAGCCGCCGTCGACGTTCCCCGCCTGAGCCACGCCAAGCGCAGCCCACGCGGCAGCCTGATTGGCAGCAGTCACGAGCGAGTCGCCCGTCGCCGTGATGCCGATAGCGGTCCGCGCCGCCGCCTGGGTGGCTGATGTGACGATCCCGTCGCCCACCCCCGTGATGCCGATGGCACTGCGGGCCGCCGCCTGGGACGCGGACTGAAAGACCGCGATGCCCGTGCTGGTGCCCCCCAAATTGATGAGGGCAGCACCGGCTGTCGTGGCGCCCGTACCGCCCTGCACGATCGAGATCGGCACCGAAAGGCCAGCAGTATCGGCCGCGACGACGTTCGTGCCATCGCAATACAGGATGGAGCTCGCGCCCTGCGCGACCGCCACGCCCGTGCCGGCAGCCGTTTTTACCGTCAGCGTGAAGGCGCCCGTCGTGGCGTTCGTCACCCAGTACTGTTGCACCGTCGTCGGGACGATGATCTCGCGGTTGGCAACCAGCGCGCCGGTAAAGCGGTAGGCGATGCGATTGAGCTGACCGCCCGTCAGGGTGAAGGCCCCGCCGCCGGAGACGTTGATCGCCGTATAATCGAAGGCGAAGGTCGAGCTCTGCCCGAAGCCGACCGTAAAGAAGCCGGTGCCGTCGCAGATCACAAAGCAGCTGTCGCCAGGCTGCAGGGACAGCGTCGCCTGCCCGTTGATCGTCTGAGGTCCGGTCGGGTCGATCGTGAGCGCGCCGGTGCCGGAGTTGCGCACCATGACAAACCAGTCCGCGCCGAGCGTGGACGCGTCGGCCGGGACGAGAGACCCGGCCGCGCCGGTGTAGAGCAGCAGATGGGCGCGGTCGTTGACGCCGGTCGTGTAGCCGGAGCTGCTGAAGGAGATGATCGGGGCCGACTGGTTCAGCGTCGTCGAGATCGCCTTGATGCCAGCGCCAGCCAGCGCTGCGGCATTCGCGACGGAAATCGAAGCACCGTATTGAAACACCCTCCAGGTGCCCGCCGAGGTGGTGTTATTGGTCAGGTAGATCTGCCAGGCCGATCCCGGCGCGATCGTCACGATGGACGCGCCCGTCGAGCTCTGGACGACGACGTCATTCACGCCGACGTTGTTGAACAGGACGGTCTCGCCCGGCGACACCAGCGTCGCGTTGGGCATGCGCAGGGCCAGGGACGCGGCGTTCCCGGTCACGTCGATGATGGAGGCGACTGGCGGCGGGCCGCTGCTCTCAGTCGGCCAGCGCAGCTGAAGCGGGCTGTTCGCGCTGGTCAGGGCATAGGATGCATAGGAGACTTGGGCCGGGGAGATTGACGTCCCGCCGAAGACGGAAGTGTAGGACACGGTCAGGCCTCCCGCCTCTGGGCGTTACGGTCAATGATCTTCTGGGCGTCTTCGGACGCCAGAAGCGCCACCGCCTCGTCATAATAAGCCTTCCAGGTGCCAATGCGCTCGTCGTTTTTCAGGAACGGCGTGGCCTCGAGGAGCGACCCGTAGAGCAGCGCCTGGGGCGCGTACTCGGTCAGCCAGTTGGTCTGCAGGTCGTCACCCAGCAGGGGCGGCAGCGCATAGTACAACACCTCGAAGGGGTAGGCCCGATCGGGCGTCGGCGAGATGAGCCAGTGCTGGTAGCCGTAGTCGGCATAGAAGCGCGGCTTGGAGCGCAGGGTCTCGTTCGGCCACAGGTTCCGGCAGTACTCGTAAGAGCGACCGAAGATGGGCGTGCGCTCATTGAAGGTTGTGCCGTCGCCAAAGTTGAAGGAGATCGTGTCGCGCCAGCGATCAGGCTTGGCGTAGACTGACGTCCCGGCGGCCATCGTAGTGGTGACGATCTCCGTCGTGCCCTGAATCTTTAGCTGGCGCGCAAGGCGCCGCTCGCAGAACCCGATGAAGGTCGGGATTTCGTTGTAGACCGTCGGGTCGCTCGCCTCGGTGAGGCCGCGCTCAAGGTAGCGGGCAATGTCCGCCTTCAGCGAGGCGTAGGTCATGGCGGTTGCCATTACGACAACTCCTCGGGCACGCGCCCGCGCGCGCGGGCAGACGGCAGCCTAGCACCAGCAGCGGAAAATGGGTAGCGCTGAGAGCAGGTGCTAGGCTTGGCCATTAGGCGCTATGGTCTTCGGCCAGCTTTAGGCCGATCTCGCCCGCCTCCGCGACCCGGCGGGTCCAGCCCTTGCCGAAGGCGTCGAAGGTGGGCAGGGCCTCCAGGAAGTGCTGCCGGTTGCGCTGGAAGGCGGCGATGAGGGCGGCCGGATCATGGGCGGCCACTGCAGCCAGGGTCTTCGGGCCAATCGTCCCGTCGGGCATAACGCCCACGACAGACTGGAGGACGCGAGCCGCCCGGCTGGGGCCGCTGTTCACCGCCATGTCAAACACGACGTAATCGAGGCCCGCAGGCAGGTCGTCGGCCCGCACCGCGTCCCAGAACCGAGTGCGATAGATGGACGTCAAGTGCTCGTCAGAGATGGCCCGCAGCTCGGCCTTCGTGGCCTGGCGGCCGAGCCAGTCGGAATAGGTCGCAAGCGTGACGCCCTTCATGGTGGCGCCGCCCGGGTCTCGCGGGTGGTCGGCCCAGCCGCCCTCATGCTTCAGGACATGCGCGAGGCCGTGCTCGAAGTTTTTCCTCATCTGCCGCTCTTCAATACCTGATTGAGCTGCTGGGTCTTTTCGCGGGAGCCGGCCGAGGAGCCGAAGTAGTAGGAGACGATCGCGCCCCAGGCCGTGCCGAGCGTCCCCAGCATGACGAGCAGGGCCTCGCCACCATTGATGGGCAGGCCGTAGGCGATCATCCAGGAGAGGATGCCGAAGAAGCCGCAGGTGACTGCGCCGGCGAGAAGGCGCGGGGTTATGTCGCCGGTCTGAGCCTCGCGCTTGCGAGCGCTGCCGCGATCGGTCGCGTCGATGCGCTCGAGGTCGATTTCCAGTTCCTTCATCCGCACGGCGAAGTCCTGCTCGGCCTTTTTTAGGGCCAGCAACTGCTCAGGCGTGGCGCTCTTCACGGCGTCCAGAAGCTCGGCCTCGGTGCCGTCAGGCTTGCCCAGCAGGGCTTCGGAGATGGCGCGCGTGGCCATGCCCGCGAGCGGGCCGCCGACGGCCGTGGCGATGGACGGAGCGACCGTTCGGACGAGGTTCAGAAGCTGTTCCATCACTTGTCCGCCTTGCGCTCAAGGCGATCGAAGATGGCCTTCACCATCGCCTTGATGTCCTGGATGTCTGCCCGGTAGTCGTCCTTGCTGACGTAGGATGTGTGAAGCTCTCGCTCAATGCGCTTCATCTCGTCCTGCAAGATGCGGACGCTTTCCCAGACGACCTTTAGCATCCAGCCGATTGCTGCTCCGGCGATGCCGACGGCGATGTTGTAAAGGTCTTGCGTCATCACGGGACTCCTGGCCAAGAAACTTCCCACGGGAAGCCGGCTTGCGCCGGCACGTCACGCAGCTCCTGCCGGTACGCTGCCCAGGCGAGGTCATCGACCGGGGCGTCGGCAAGCTGCGTCCAGTCGCAGGCGGTGAGCCGGGCGTTGCGGTCGGCTCGCACGCGGGCAGCCTGCTCTGCATCCAGGCGCGCCTTGTAGGCGGCTTCCTGCTCCGCAGCGGTTGCGTCCGGCGTGTCGGAGAAGATCGGCCCAGCGACGTACTTGGTGTACCACTTGCCTGCGATCTGCTCGACGCCCTGTCGCATGGAGTATTCATACGGAGGCGTGGTCGTGGCTTGCGGCCCCTCGAACACGGGGTCCGCGCCGATAGCCTCAAGGACTTCTTCGGTCGTCTGGTCCCAGGATGCCCCGCTGGTGGAGCGCGCCCAGTTACGAAGCTCCCCCTCCAGCATGACTTGGCCCGTTTCGCGGATACGATATTCAGCCATGATGGTTCTCCTCAGGCCACGGATAGGAAAATATAGGAAGCACCGTTGATGTTTACGTTGTTGCCGCCATCGTTGCTGAGTTCGAAGCCGCTCGCAGCCGTGTCCACCCAGTCGGTCCCGGTGACTTCAGCGGTAAGAAGGTTAAGCCGTAAATACGGATCGTTGCCCGCTATGATACCGCGCGCCGTATCCCACACATACCAATCGCCGGTACTGTCGGTGCGCTTGATTAGCACGAACCGGGCGCCAGCGGCGAAGCCGCAGTTCACGACTTGGGTTGCGCCCGTGCCAGTGTAAGTGCCGACCTTGCTGACGCCTCCGACTGTGGCGAATAGATAAGCAGCATATGTCGCGGCGCTGGTATTAACTTCAGTAGCAGTACCAAGCGAGAACACTGAACTTGTAGGCGTTGTACTGTTCCACCTAGTAGCACCAGTTGCCTTTGCTGCTGTTGTATTCAGCACTAAGTATTCAGTGTTTGCTAACGCGCTTGAATATACTTGCCAATCAGTTGCGCCAGAACGACCCTTAACAATCATCAACTCAGGCACCGCGCCCAAGTTATGAGTCACCGTTCTATTAGCACCCGTCCCCGTATAGCACACCACATCAAAGAAGCCTGGGGCGCGGCGGAATAGGTAATTGATGAAGGTGTTGGCGGAGGCATTGGTAATGGGGGAAGTTGTGCCGACCTTTACACCATCCATCACATCCCAAGGATTGGCTTGCAGGATAGTAGTGCCAGCGGTAACTTCTGCGGCGGTGCTGGATGTGACTAGATAACCCGTGTTGGTAAGGCGCGAAGAAAACAAAAAACTAGACACAGAAGAACCACGGTTCTTGATCAGAACAGCGTCATCCGTTTGACCGCCAGTTACCGTAGCATTGACGCCAGTGCCAGTACGCGCATTAAGCCCAAACACACTCGTCCCGGTCGTCGGGGTCCGCATCGGGCCGCGCCGGATGGCGATGTAGATGTAGTTGGAGCCGTTGGAGTTGAAGCCGAACGCGGTCGTCTCAATTTGAAAACCTGTGGCTGTCGGTGCCACGAATGTGCCTGTGCTTTCAGCGGCATTGAGATTGGGGTTTAGCACTGCATCACCTGCCCCGACAGTGAAGCCGCGCATGTTGTCAATGAGGTTCCAGTCACCCGAGCCGCCCGACGTCCGTTTGATCAGCAGCCATTGCGGCTCATAGCCCAGCGTCACAACAGGGCCGGTCGTGGAACCGTTGCCGGTATAGCTCCCACAGCTAATCACATTGTCAGCGCCGGTCGCGCCAAAGCCGCCCGCGTCGTGCGCGAAAAGGTAGGCGACGTAGGTGCCGCCGTTGGCGTTGACGCTCGCGTCTGTGCCGAGGCTGAACACAGTGTCGGTTGGCGTTGTGCTGTTCCAACGTGTTGCGCCGGTTGCTGCTGTCGCCGTG